TCACGGAACCTCACTCAATGCCGGAAGAAAATCGACGCTCCCTAACGCATATTCCCGTTTCACCGAGGCTCCCCCGCAGTTTAAGTTACGCACACAGACTTTGAGGTGCCCCTCCGCATCTTTCTCGTAATCAAACTTGTTCCAGTGAGATCGAATATCCGTGGAAAAATATTCGCCTTTGGAATTGGTCATATCTATTCCTGCGAGCAATATCTCCGAGGCTCCGAGATGTCCTGCGATCTGAAGAGCCGGGATCAGCACGGTTTTTCCCAAGTACACGCCTGCGATTAGGTCTGTTGAGAAGCCTGTGTGAGTGTCAATCCCCATAGCAAACTTACCCGCGCTAATCGTTCTCGTAAGCTTTGGCATCAAGAAGATTAGAGGCGTGCCGAAAAGCGCTGATGACACATCAGGATTTAACACTTTATCTGTACTGCAAAAAGTTGTCACAGAGGATCTAGCGCTTGCGTCCGCCCTCAATTCAGCGAGCCGAATATGGTCTGTAATCACACTGAAAGCACGCTCGGGGCGCACCTTTTCGTGCAACATTATTGCGTTATTCAGATAAATAACGTTCTGCGATTCGAACCGCGCAACATCCTGCTTCACAAGAGATGGCCCAGTGCCGACAATCCACAGCCTCTCCCCGATCAAACTATTTTTTAAGGCTTCTATGTTTTCAACGCAAAGCTTCTGAAGTCGCGTATATTCTGCAATATTCTGACTGATTTCCGAATTCAATGCTTACCCCCTAGGTGCAATTCCCCCATTCGTGAATCAAAATTTGCAGCGCACCGACTCTTAAAGTCAAGCATGTATGGAAATATCCAGCATCCTGCGACCATCCGATTTCAGTGATCCATTGTTTGGCCCAGAGATAACTACGGGTTACGGCTCGATTTTGATCTTGGCGACGACCTTGGTCGCCTTGACGCCGGAAAGCCGCTCCTGTGTTGTCTGGCAGCCAGCCAGCGCCACGACCAGGATCAGCAATGTGAGTCGAGCCATCGCAGTTCCCCATACGTTGGAGTAGCCAAGCCGGCAGATTTGGCCGTCGGCGCCTCGATCGCCGCCGGCTGCTTGGCGCAGCCGCGCGCGGGGGGCCGCCTCAGTCGCTGCCTTCGTTGCGGCATCACGCAACTGCCGCTCTCGCTCGGTCACGGCATTAGCCGAGTCAAGCTCGGCCTGGACCGCCATGATTGGGGCCTCAGCATTAACCGCATTGGAGATCCGACCATTAATAGTTGGCCCGGCAGAAGAGCGAGGGAAATTATGCCCTAATCCACCTTGAAACTCATTCGCCGCTCGATCTTGTCGATCCGATCCCGCAGATCCAGCAGAATATCCCGCGCCCCATACACGCTCCCCTGCGCCTGCTTGATGTCGTCAACCTGCCGCTGCTGATTGGAAAAGCGCTGATCGTAGCTCTGCCAGACGCGATCGAGCTCCTCACGCGGCACCTGCGCGTCACGCACTTCCTTGATCGAGGCATCCATGCGGGCGCGATCTTCGGCAGATCGCGCCTGGCGCCATTCCATTTCCTGCCGGGTGATCGCTGCCTTGGTGAAGTCAGCGAAGGCAGTCTCCATCCGGTCCTGCCGACTGCTGAGCGTACCATAGACGAAAGTGCCGGCGGCAATCAGCATGGCCGAACAAACGCCGGCAGCCGACCAGATCACCGGCCATTGGGTCTTGCTGTTGTTCCGGAGCTCGTTCGAGAGCTGGGAAATCGCAGAGTTGATCGTCTGAAACCCGGTGTTCATGTTGGACCGGAGATCGACGATATCCTTGCCCTGATTTTCTACCCGCTCGCTCAGGCGCGCATACTGGGCCATGGGATCAAAGCCGTTAGCGGTTGTCATGTCTTGCTGGTCTCCAGATGCCATCTACGCCACTGCCCTTGCACGTTCGTATCTTTCTTCTGAGCCAACTTTCGAGATCGAAAACTTGCACTCCAACAAATTCACCCTATGTCAGTGGTCCTGCCGACTTGGACGCCGGCGGGGCCCTCTGGCCCGCGTGCCGCCCTCTCATAACTTCATGGCGCGCGGGCTTTTTCGGCCCCCGCGATCGCCGCCCGGTAATCGTCCCACCATTTCTGACAATCCGCCGACAGCCGGTCGCGGTTGTCGGCCAGGATTTCCCATCGCTTCTGCAGAACCACCCACGGCTCAGCAGCTTTCGGATAGGCGCGGCCCGTCTCGGCCACACAGGCCTCAGGAAGATCCGGAAGATCGATCGACATCTTGGCGACGGCCTCGGTCACTTTTGCCTCTGAGAGCCGGCCCTGCGTCGTTTCGCACCCGGCCAGGGCTATAAGCACGATCAAGGATGCGAGCCGTACCATTGCAGGTCCTCCTCCGATGGTGTGGAAAGGTTGCCGGCGGCCCTCGCCTCGCCGGCCAACCGCTCGATCTCGATCTGCCGATCGCCGGCAAGCTGCGCCGCCGCCTCGGCCCGCTTCCTGGCTTCCGTCGCGGCGCTGGTCGCAGCATCTCGCAGCGTTCGCTCCCGCGCGATCACGGCCTTTGCCGCATCGAGCTCGGCCTGTGTGGCTAGCGTCGAGGTCGCGGCGTCGACCGCATTCGCCACCCGCCCGTTGATGACCTGGCCGACCAGCGGCAGGCTAACACCCTCATAGAGAAGGATCAGCACCAGTGCCGCCATCGTCATCCCGATCAGCAAGGCGGCCGGGATCTTGATGATATCGGAGAGATTGGCGAACATCAGCGGACCTCCGGCGAGCCGTCAGATCGCGCAGCGTTCGTGTAGGGCAGAGCGCTCCTTGTCCTCCATATCGCGATCGCGTCCTGCACGGTGGCAAGTCCGCTGTAGCCCAGCACCAGGACGATCGTCACCCAGAGCCAACCTTCCGTGAGCATCTCGTTGACCCGCGTGTCCGCGTCCGAGCGCAGCAGATGCAATTGCCAGCAAGCAAAGGCGACGACAGGGAAGATGATCCAGCGCCGCCACTTCCAGCCGGGTTCTCCGCTTTTCTTGGCTTCCATGGCTCAGCTCCAATAATCAAGGTTGAGCATACGGCCGGTCTGTTTGCCGACTTTGCCGTCGACGACGAGGCCGTGCTCGCGCTGGAAATCGCGGACCTTCTGTGCCGTCATCGGCCCGAAGTCGCCGTCGGCATGGGCGCCGATCGCGATCTGAAGAACCTTCACCACGTCGCCTTTGTCGCCGACAGAAAGCAGACCGTCGGCCAGCGGGTCGTAAGCGGCAGAGGCGCCGATCGCGAGGCGTCGATAGGCACGATCGAGCTTCAGATCGTATTGGTTCTTTGCATAGGCCGCGCCATTGTAGCCATGAGCAAAGCCGGCCCAATCCTTGCGCCGCAACTTGCTGCCTAGTCCCTTACCAACGATGAAGCCGACCATGACATCGAGTTGCCCACCCTCGCTTTCCATGCATTTCTCGACCAGCGCCTGCGCAGACTTGAAGCCGCAAAGCTCGGCATTCTCGCCGAGCACCTGGCCGATGCCCCAGGACGGGGCCTTCAGTCCTGCTTCAAGATTGATAGCCGTCATCCTGCCAAGCTGATCGTAGCGGGCATCCTGCGTTGCCGGGTAGCGGCCGGGCTGCCAGGATGACCAGGCGAGACCGGCGTTGACCGCCCTCGCCCTCTCCTCCCCCTTCAGGTTGCGATAAAGCACGTGCGGTTCCGGCAGAATCACCGGCCGGTTCTTCGCATCGAAGCCCTGCCCCCGGGCTTCAACGACGGTCACGGCGCGGATCGCCGCCTCCTCGCAGCCGATAAGCGTGGCCGCACGCGCAAAGTCCTCGCCGGACAGCGTCCGGCCAGTGCCAACAAAATTCATAGCGATGTCCTTTGGGGAATGCGCCTCAGGCGCGGTGGTGATGCAGCGGAGCAGCCGCGGTTTGGATGCCTGTTGCCAAGGCAGCAGGATCTATTTCCGTTCTCCTGTGCCCGGCGTGATCTGAAGCCGCTATGGCCGCAATTAGAGGCAATAAGGTCGCCCACGCTCCGGCTGAATGCCTGGAGAGTATCGTTGAACTCAGAGGATGTGGGAGAGCAAGTACATGGTTTTCACTACCATGATCGGAGAGTCGATGGACTATCGAAAGCTGGCCGTATTCGCCCTGGTAGGCAGCACCTTCAGACTCAAATTCATGGATGTTCTGCGCCGCGCCTCCAGGCTAGCGGTCGCTGGAAGCCTGCAAGCAGTTTGCCAAGGCCTAAGCGCTATTCAACTTTCAGGGGGGCACGGCTGTGTAGATTCACAGCATCGGTTGCCTTCACGAGTAGCTTTTTGAACAGGGCCTGCTCTTTTAGATCCAAGCCGCCCAGGAGTTCAAACTGAACGTGATTGAAGATCTTTCGCACTGTCCCCAAGACCACGAGCCCGTCATCGGTCGCATAAAGGCGCCTTGAGCGCCGATCATGGGGGCTGATCAGGCGTCGTACATATCCCTTACTCTCAAGCCGGTCGATTGCCCCTCCAACTGTGACACGAGTGTAGGCAATGCGGCCGGACACCGTGGCCTGATCCAAGCCAGGATCTGACTCGATGGCCGTTAGAGCTTCGTACTGAAGCGGCGTTAAATCGTAACCGGCAGCAGAAACCGCCTCCAGGAATATTGCGATGGATGCCTGGTTCATCCGGCGGACAAAATGCGCCGGCATGTCATAAATATCGTGCATGAAGCTTTTCGGGAAAGAGGTTTAAGGGAGATTGGAGCCCTATGCTCGCAACGCAAAATAGCAAGCATCCGATCAAGTTCAATCCTCATTCATTGCATGGCAACCATGCAAGGCGCTACATTCACCTCCAGACTGAACCGCGAGTTCACAAAAAGGAGCCTGAGTATGGAGAGCGTCCAACTCAGCGACGATGAGCTGACTTGGCTTCGCGCCCTTCTCAAGGGAGGTGGCCAGATCATGCCTGAAGAAATCGCGAAGAAACTAGAAGAGGCAGGCCTGATCGAGCGCCGGATCATTGGAGAAGCGCCGAACACGCGTCAGGTCCTGATCATACGCCCCGCCCGCCGACGTAGCGTAAACTAGCCGGATCCCCGATTGTCCGAGCCCGCCCCACCCTGCGGCTGCTTCAGCTCCAGCGACGTCGTCGATCCGCCACTGCGATCGCATCTATGCGTCACCCCTGTGATCCGATAGACACCGTCGACACCGGGCCTGGCGCCGCCGAGCACAAACGTGCCTTCGGCCTGCGCCTCCGGCTCCAGATCGAGCTCGACTGAACCTTCGCCGCCGCCGCGTTTTGAGGCCGCCTGTTTCCCCTTAGCGATGTCGCTCGCCTGTCCCTCATCCGCCGCCACCGTGCGCGCTTCATCCTCCGCCTCGGCATCGAAATCGGTGTCGACCTCGATTTGCCTGAACGTCGCGCTCTTGCGATCAAAATACCGTGCCTTGGCCTTTTTGAACTTCGCCCGACCGGTCACCGGCGAGATGTCCCAGGAGATGACGTTTTTCCCAATGGTGCCTGCGATCGTCGGCAGAGCACCGCCGGCGGGTGATGCCCCTTCGCCGCGCTCGGCCAGCACCGCCTGGTCGCCGCGGATCTTGAACGTACCGCCGAGCTCGCGCGCCAGTTTCTGGCCAAGATGCAGAAAGCTCTCAGCATCGGCCGACCAGTAAGACCGCGTGATCGCAGCAAATGCCGGCGCGATGGTAATCCCGGCAAGCCCCGCTTTCTCGGCCGCCTTGCCGAGAAAGTCCGACAGACTGGCCTCATCCATATGATGCGATTGCAGCTGTTTGGCCTTCCCTTTGGTGTCGAAGCCCTTGGCGGTCACCGCGAGCTCGCGGCCACCACCTCGCGATCCTGATGAGCGAACACTGTCGATCGTTCCGTCGAATACCGCGACCCCCTGCAGGAAGACCTTCACCGAGGCCCCCTCGCCCGGCAGTTTCAACTGACCGCCGGTATCATCCAGGCTGAGGCTGCAGCTGTCGCTCGCCGTGCCATCCTTGTCCGTTACACTGATCTGCAACAGGTAGGGCCGCATGGCTGAGGTCATGTTCCGGCCATCGATGAAGACGGCCCAATCTACGGTCCAGGGCATCATCAGGCTCCAAACAACGAGACGACGCGGCGTTCAGCGAACGCATTCTTCACGGGCTTGTCGGGAACGGCGATGACCGTTCCGAGCGGCAAATAGGCGCCGAGCTCGGAAAGGCCCGGATTGTCCAGCAGTGTCTGCGCCAGAAGTGAGCGCCCCTCGACACCGTAGAGCTGATGCAACAGGAGTTCGACGGTCATCCCCTCTCGACGAATGGTGAATGTCTCTGACATCAAAGCGCTCCAAACAGCGAGAGGATTGTGCTGATGACGGATGTCGAGGCGCCCTCCGGCGACACCTTCACCAGGCTGATCTCGTGCGCCACGGTAAACCCGACGCCGTCGCGCATGATATCCCGGTGGTTCTCGCTGATGCTGTCGATGACAAACCAGCCCAGCCGCTTGCCGTCGCCCCGCAACACCGGAAGACGCTGACCGGACTGACGCAGGCCATGGGCCATTTCCAGTTCGGTCAGGCCACCCAGCCGATAGGGCAGAAGCTGACCGGACAGCGTCAGGGTGTCATCGCCCTCCCCCATGAACTCACGCGATGGCATGGCCCCGATCAGAGCCTTTGCCGCGAAGTCGGCGCGGGCGCTGCGCTGAACGTCGGTCACCGAAAACGGCTGTGTATCGATGGTGAGTGCTCCTATGCTGTACAACATCACGCCACTCCATAACCGAGGTCACCCTGCAGCCCATTGATCTCGCTTTTGAGCCGCCGGTTCAGGATCGCGATCAGTTGATCGGCGATCTGGCCCGGATCGGTGATACCGTTCAGGATCATCTTGATATTGACGGTCGGGCCGGAGCCGGGTGGCATCATGCCGGCGGTCTGCCGGGCATTATGAACGTAGCCGCTGCGTGATGCCGTGATCATCTCCGGCCCTTCCTCACCCACCAGGTATGTCCGTCCACCGACGATGGGGCCGCCGGCAGCGCGCGCACCGTGGGCCACGGGTGGCGCCGGCGGTGCCGGCCGGCCGCCAAGCCATGACGGCAGCTTTGGCAGGGAGATGACATTCGACAGGTTGATGCTTCCAATCGCATCCCGGATGCGTCGGGGAATGGCGCCAACCCAGGCTATGAACGCGTCGAACTTGGCCACCGCACCATCCCAGAGCGACTGGATTAGGCTGGCACCTGCCGCGGCCATATCTTGCGCGACCGCCAGGATCTTTGCCGGCAGGCCGACGACGGCAACTATGACATCGCCGACAGCCTTGCCGGCAGCCGCACCCCAGCCTGCCCAGGATCCGCTCATCTGGTCGACCGGTCCAAGCAGGTCGCCGATCCAGTTGAACAACTCCGACAGGCCATCGATGACGGGCTGGATCATCGGCATGACCGGCTCGATCGCTTTCATAAAGGCCTGCCCGAAGGCCGCAAATGCCGACGAGATCCCCTGCCAGTTGTTGTAGATCCAGGCGCCGGCAGCACCGATGGCCAGCAGTGCGATGCCGATACCAGAGCCGATCAGCGCCACCCGAAGGCCGACCAGGGCAAGCCTGACCAGTCGCAGCGGGTTGAGGGCGCTCATCAGGCCGGTCGCCATGATCTTCAGCGTCGGGCCGATGCCTGCGACAGACGATGCCGCAGCAAAGCCGACCAAACCGGTGCGCGCCGCCTTCATTGCCATGCCGAAGGGTGCCGCCACCAGGCCGACGCCGGAGATGGCAAGCTTGAGCGCCCGCAGACCACCGAGCCCGGCCAACAGCATGCCACCACGCATCCAGGCAAAGGAGAAGCTGGCGGCAAGAGAGGCAATGCGAAAGGCGACCAGCGCCGCCGTGGTGGCGACGATTGCCGTTGTCAGATGCGGATAGCGCTGCGCCAGATCCGACAGCGTGGTCACGATCGGCCCGAGCACGTCGACGATCTGATTGAGCGCCGGCAGAAGTGCGTCCCCGATAGAGACGGCCAGATCCGTCATGCGATTGTTGAACAACGCCATGCTGTTTGCCGTCCGCTTCGAGGCCGTCTCAAACTCCTGATTTGCAGACCCGGCATAGTTTGCCTTGTCCGCGACCATGGCCAGTACATCCGACAGTAGCTTGCCATTGGAGATCAGCGGGCCCAATGCCCGCGCCTCATCCCCGAACAGGTCAGAGATTGCAGCCGCCCTGGTTGCCGCCGGCAGCTTGTTGATCTTGAGGAGCACATCCTGCAGCGTGCCGACGGCATCCTTTTGCATACGCTTGGCGACATTGGTGGCCGAAAGTCCGAGTTTGTCGAAGACAGCCTCTTGCCGTTTGGTGGCACTGGCACCCTTGGTGAGCGCGCGGCCGACATTCAGCAGTGAAGTGCTCGCGACTTCCGCCTCGAAGCCGGCGCCTGTCATGGCAGCCCCGATTGCCGCCACCTGTTCGGCCGTCATGCCGAACTGGCTTGCCATCGGCGCCACGCGCTTGACCACCTGCAGAATCTGCGGCGCGCTGGCAGCCGAGTTGTTGCCGAGATAGTTGATGGCGTCGGCAAGGCTCTCGGTGTCGGCCACCGATCGCCCGAGCGCCGTCTTCAGCTTGGCGAGCGCCTCGCCGGTCTCACTGGCCGAGATATCCCAGGCCGTGCCGACCTTGGCTGCGACCTCGGCGAACCGCAACAGCTCGTCATTGGCAACTCCCGACTGGCCGGCAGCTGCAACAATCTGCGCAATGCCGTCGGCCGTCATCGGCATGCGAAGCGATAAAGCCCGGATCTGCTCGCCCATTGCCTTGAAGCTGCCTTCGCCGTCGAAGTCCACCACCTTGCGGATATCGGCCATGGAGGATTCGAAGGCCATGGCCGCCTTGACGGGTGCCGAGATCGCATGTGCCAGTCCATAGGCAACGGCACCTGCCTCCACCATCCGGCCGCGCATCTCGCCGATCCGCTTGTTGTTCGCCTCGATCCGGGAATGCATCCGGTCGATCGACGTCGCCACTGCACGCGCCGGCGCCGAGGCGCGGTCGAGCAAGGATATGATGAGCCTGGAAGTCAGGACGGACATGGAAGATCTCGCTCAGTGCGGCCGCAGGGGGCAAAACCGGGCCGCTCTATCGGCCCGGTGAACTGGTCGTTGGTGCTTCGGCGTTCAGAACCCGTGCGATCGAGGTGCGGTAGGATACGAGCTGATCGATATCCCACTCCTCGATGACATCGATCGGCGTATTACCGTGTCTGGCGATGCTGATGATTATGTCGCGCCATCGGACCGCGTGGCCCTCAGCTTCTCCTCGCTGAGCGCCTTGGCTGCAGACTTTCCCATAAGGGGAACGATCGCCTCCGAGATTGTCTCGAGATCCTCGATATCCAGTTCCTCGATGACCTTCAGGTCGACACCCGCCAGGGCCGCGAAGAGCAGATAGCCGGCTCGCGTCTGGTTGGCCTCGCCTTCGGCGATCAGCGCATCCTTCGCCTTCATCCGGCGAAAGCTGAGTGTCTTGATCTCCCGGCCATCAAACTGGACCGGGAATGAGAGATCGACAGATACACTCATGGATCAGGCCCCCAGTGCCCGGCGCTGGCCGGCATAGAGATCGTTGCCACCCACCCTCAGCACCCGCTCGAAGGCATCCACGTAGAAGAGTTCGGTACCGTCGAGCGTGAGCTCGTAATGGGTGACGTTCGCGAAGGTATGGGTGCAGCCCTGGAACTCGGCTGGATCGCTTTCGTCGGGCTCCCAGGAGGTGATTGCTCCTTCGATCACGGCGCGCGCTGCGACCACCGACCCACCGCCCGGTTCGCGCCGGGTATAGGCGCCGGCAAAGACCCAGCGTTCCGTCTCGCCCATGCCGGTAAAGATCTCGGTGTCGATGCCCTTGGCCGAGAAGGCAGGCTCCGGTGCCTCGATGCGCGGTAGTGCGAAGTTGACCGCCATCACACCGCCGCCCGGATTGTGTTCGGCGGTCGCAAACTTCAAACCGGGCATGGTGAGCTTGGAGATCGTCATTGCACGCGAGGTGTTCGACTGTGTGGCGCGCCGCACATCGACGGCCGTCAGAAGATAGAGAGAGGACTGTGCCATGTTAGGTGATCCTTTTTTGATCAGTTGACGGTCGCGAGGCGCGCGATGACGTCGGCCACGAGACCATCGAGCGCTGGCGCATAGCGGCGAACCTCGTGGCGTGCGAGCTTGAAGGCCGGAACCGGCTCGATGCCGAGGTTGACCGTGAGGTGGCCGAGCCGGATCTGTTCCGGACTGTTCTTGTCGGCACGGAACTCGACCTTGTATCCGAGGATGTCATCATCGGCCTGGTGATCGCGCAGCATGAACTTGATGCTGTTCAGCCAGGCCTCGACGATGCTCGGCGTGATGCGTTGACCGAGGAACTGACGGGTGATCTCCATCATCTTCACTGTCAGATAGTCAGCACCGCGCACCTGGTGGATCTGCTTCCACAGCTCCCCTGTCGTGGTGTTATCGGTGCCGATGAAGACGAAGCCGCCATCTGCGACCGCGCCATCGACGCCGCTCTCGCCGGTCGCCACGATCGACACCTCGCTTTCCAGCATCTGCTGTCCTTCGGTCGACCCGTCGAGCAGCGAGAAGGGAATGGTGCGCGACAAACCGGCCAGGCCGTAGATCGCCCGGTTGGCGAAGGGATTGAATGGTTTGCCGTCATTCTCATTGTCGACCCGCTGCATCAGGCCGATGACCCGTGGGCCCATCGGACGGGTGACGAGAACGTCACCGGAATACACGCGGGCCGCGACACCGACCGGCATGATGCGCTCGGAATTGAGGGTCTCGCGGGCATCGATGGCATTGGCAGCCGAGGTGTCATCGACATCGAGTATGCCGACGGCCAGCAATCGCTCGCATGCGGCATGGAGGGCTACAGCCACCGGCCCGACCGTGTCAGCATCGGCACGATAGGCGCCACGGCCGGCCCAGATAAGCCGTGGCGTGGCATTCACCGCAGAGGGAATGGCGGCAATCTCGGTGGGCGACAGGGCAGCTGCGATATTGGCCGCAGTGGCTGCAGCGTCCGCGCCCTCGGCCACCCGATAGATGGTGACGTCAGCGCCGGCATTGAGGCCGCTCAACTGCTGATTGATCGCGTCGACCGCATCGCGCAGCATGCCGAACCCGAGTTTTGCGACCATGGCTGCGTCACTGGTCGAGATCCGCACCGGCTCGCCGATCGGAAAGACAGCTGCGTCTGCGTCGGATGAAGTCTCGATCAGCAGCGCCTTGGAAAAATCCGCGCCGAGAGCCGGGACGGGCTCGTCGTCGGGACGCGAAAAAGTCATCCCAAAAACCGGGTCCGACATCATATGCTCCTATAAGTCATGGATGCCTTGCCGAAGGGCGGAACAGGCGGGAACGCTCTGCCAGGCGGATGCCGGCAGTCGAGATGGCCATCGGGCCGTCAGGGTATGTCAGAAGGCTCGGTGCTGACCGATTTCGTTTACGGCCAGTAGACGTCGTTGGTGGCGTAGTCGGCCGGTATCGGGTCCATGTTTTTCAGCGCCCGTCCTGCAAAGATATGCGCCTGCTTGTGCGCCATGGCGGCTTTGGAAAAGGCAAACATCGTCTCGGCGTCCATCGGATGCAGGCTGTTGTCTTCGGCAATCCAGGCGAAGTCGTGGTCCAGATCAGCCCATCGCAGGTCGCCGGCTTCGGCTCCGGCCGCGATTGCCAAGCCTGCCAGAGAGCCGGCGCCGGTGATGTTGGCCTCGTCTTCCGGACGGAATTGATACCGCACACCATCAAAAGTGAAGCCGAGGGCAATGCGCCGATCACGCTCCGCGTCGACGCTCTCGCCCCCGATTGGCGGCTGCACATATGGCTCAATCGAAAAGGTGCCGGCATTGTCCGCAAGCCACTTCCGAATGTTGGGGTTAAGGCCGAAGGTGTCGTCAGGCTGGCTAACGTAGAACGTTCGGTATCGGTCCCCCAATAAATCAATCAATTCAAGGTCAATTTTAAAGCATTCGGCTTCTTTCATCGCTGATACTGAAAAAACTTCAATGATTTGCGGGGCTGGGGTGTTTTCGATCATTTAGGCCACCCTTTGCGCTATATAATAATAGTCTCCGACCGTTCCCCGCGTCCGCCACGTACCGGACAAAGCAGAACCCGCATCTCCGTGACTGGCGTCCACGAATAGATAATTTTTATTGGTGTTCAGGCAGGGGATAAGTGTCGCGTTAATTGCGTTAGCCGCGCTTTTGTACACCGCTATAAAATGACCAACGGGATAGTTGGTGACAGTGGATGAAGACCCCGTGTAAACCTCCGCAGCAACGAAACCGAGCGCGTGGGAATGTGTCGTCGATGACACGCTGTTCGATGTGCTGTTTGTGATGCTGCTTGGCGTGCCGAGCGTGAACGTGCGGTTCGCCGCGAGATTGCCGCCACCAGACAGGCCGTTGCCTGCGGTCAGGGTGCGGGTGTCATAGACCACATCGTTGCCGGAGGCATCGAGATAGCGCCCCGCACGAATGATAGTGCCGGAAACAGAGCCATCGGAGAAAAACGAATAGGAGTTGTCCCCGTCATCGTAGGTGATGCCATCATAGTTGCTGCCGCCATTAAACCGCACACCGCCGTTTGCGATTATCTCCCCCGAGAGTGTCAAATTGCCGAAAGAGTAGTCGCCGGACAGACGGGCGTTATTGAGGGTGCCGGTCGCATTGGCGAGCGCCAGATAATAGCCCGGCGCCTGCCCACCGAGCTGGCTGGCATTATCTGCAAGTTGCTTTGCGGCATTTACCGCCCCTGTCACAAAGGCCGTATTCGCGATCCGCGTCGAGTTGTTGCCGGCCGCCTGTGTCGGGACAGTGGGGTTGCCGGTTAGTCCTGGTGAAGCCAGTTTGGCGTAACTACCAAGGGTAGTGGCAAGAGAGGTCGAGAAGTCATCCAGCGCATTCTGGACGAAGGCGGTGTTTGCAAGTCGGGTGCTGTCTTCGCCAAGGCCTTGCGTTGGCGCGCTCGGAGTGCCGGTGAACACCGGTGACGCCAATGGTGCCTTCAGCGCCAGTGCCTGATTGAGCGTGGTTGCGAAGTTCTCGTCCCCGCCCATCGCTGCCGCAAGCTTGGCAAGGGTGTCGAACTTGGCCGCCACTGGTCCAAGCACCGCCGCCTTGACCGCCTGAACGAATGCCGTGGTGGCGATGATGTTGCCATTGTCCGCCGTATCGGGCGTGGGTGCTGTCGGTGTGCCCGTCAGCGCCGGGCTTGCGAGCGGCGCCTTTTCCTGCAGCTGTTGTGTCAGGGCATCGGCAAGATCGTTGTCCCCGAGTGCTGCCTGCAGGTCCTGGACAACCTGGATGGCCGAGCTTGCCTCGTTGACAAAGGCATTGAGCGCCAGCTGCACATGGCCGGTGGTCGCGATCGTATTGTCGTTCGACCCGGCAGGCTGGGTGGGGGCCGTCGGTGTCCCGGCCAGGTTGGGCGAGTTGACACCGGCCTTTTGAACCAGCTGCCCGAAGATCGTCACGACATCGATGTCGATTGCCTGCAGGGCGTCGATCAGGTGCAGCACATCGTCCGCCGTCGCATTACTCGGATCTGGCAGGGGATAATGCTGGTTTACCGTTACATTCTCGACGGTCATCGTCTTGTCCCTCTTTTAGAAGCTGAAGGTTCGCAGATCGGCAATGGCCGGTCGGCCGGCCGGCGTGCCCGTCAGATCAAGACGTACCCGCCCACCCTGAGATGCCGTGTGCTCTTCAATCCGGTAGGTGTATTCGGTGAACCCGTCGTCGATCGGCACCGCGTTGACCAGCGTCGCCGCAGTCCAGGCATCGTCTTTTGCATCAGCTGCGACAGCCACACCGGCTCCCGGCGGGAGATACCCCGAGAACATGATGTCGATCCGGGCCGGGTCGCCCATGGTAAACGGCAGCCCGACATAGCGCCCGGAGCTGCGCAGCGTCCCAAAGATCACTGCAATATCGCGCGACAGGACGGGTGACGCCCGTTCACTACCGATCAGCACCGCGCTCACTTTGACGGTGCCGGAGTATTTGGCCGTCAGCTCAAGGGTCTGGTCTGCCTGGACCGAATAGGTCTTGGGGCCTAGTTGCACCTTGAAGATCACCGAACAATCGCTCTCCGGCAGGATCATGTCGGCCCTGACCAACAGGTCCGTCAGATCCTCCGCCGAGAAGGTGCCGACCTGGATGATCTTCTGCGTCGGGTTGAACTTCGCCGCATAGCCCCGGAAGGTCAGATCGCTATCGGGATGCACCAACCAGCTGACGCCGTTCGAGCCATCGAACCGGTCGCCGGTAATGTAGGGCTGGGCCGCCACCCATTTCTGGTTCGCCTTATCGAAGTCGCCGAGGGTAGCCGCTGCAATCGAGTGGTTGGCATCAGACGTCTTGATCACGAACGCGACGAACGTGTCCTTCGGCACGTAGCAGGGAAAGTCAAAGGCGATCTTTGTCCACGTGTTGGCGATCACACCAACCATGTTCAAGCGGGCGGTTGCCAAAACCGTGGTGGTCGGGACACCATTCTCCATGGTCACCAGGTCAACATCGACCGGAATGCTACGGGTGCCGATCTTGCAGAACTTCGCAGCAAACGCCGTGATGAAGCGGCCCTGGTTGACCGTGAAGCTCTGCGCCTGCGGATCAGGATTTGCCCCTTCGCCGACATCACTCTGTCGCCGCCAGCTGCGGTCCGGCATGGTCGAGAACCGCTCGAGCACCGTGGTGGTCTGCAGTGTCGTCGTCTCAAGACGCCCTTGCCCGCGGAATGCAGCACTTGTGCCAAGGCCCGCCGCGCCCACCGCATCGACCTTTTTAAGGCCGGCCGCGACATTCGCCGGGATGACGAAGGTTCCCGTTACCTTGCCTTCGCCATTTGCGACCGGCGCTGCAGCCGGGCGAACGCTGATACCATCGAACAACAGGGTCTGCAGCTTTTCCCCGGGCCCGAGGCCTTCGACCGTGTAGGCAACAGTGATCTGGCGGAGAAACGCAAGCTGCTCGCTCGATACCGTCTGCGATGTCGTCGACGAGCGGATGCGGGTCTGATTACCCGTGCCGAACACCTGGGTTATCGGCGACAGCGTCTGGGTATCGCTTTCGGTCCAGTAATCTTCCGTCGGCGTGATCTTCAGGGTCGGACCCGCCGGCGAGTAGTTCGCATAAGGGTTGATCAGTTCGCATGACGTCGAGAGATCCTGCGACACGACGACAGTGTCAGAATAGTCAAGCATGCCGATCGACGGCAGCCGAACGCTATGGATGGTCGGATCGATCGCCAGCTGCAGCGAGCCGTCAAAAGCAGCCGCATCCTGGGGCTCCCCGAGATCCCGGTAACGATCGTCCCAGAACGGATCGGTAAAGATCCCGAGCGTCGGCCCCGGTGCCCGCGAATTGGCATCGGACTTCAGGCGCTCGAGCAGCACCATGTCGATCGTCTGGGCAAGCCGGTTCTCCAGATAGTTGAGCCGCTTGAAGTCGAGCGCCCGCGTGCCATCGTTGTCGACGACCGGACGCCCGACCCAGGTGTTCTTGACCACGCAAAGCGCCAGCGCATCCGCAGGTTCGCGCGGTGGAGACGGATGCTCCGGCGATGGCTCACCCTTTTGATAGATAAAGCCCCCTTCGCCATCGACGAGGATCCGGTCGTGGCGCGGCAGCTTATAGCTGTAGGAGACGAACATGTCCGATCCCTGCACGCCGCCCGACACGGTGATGGAGGTATCGGTAAACCCGCCGGGTTCAACTGTCTCGAAGTAGCGGTATTTTACCGTGTAGGAAGAGCCGGTCGCAGGCTCGGCACCGCCCGGTGCCCAGCTGATGCTGTCTCCCTGCCGGGTATAGTCAGCAGGGGCGCCGTAGACCGTGGCGCCTTGCGACACCGAGACGATCGTCGTCACGCTCTCGTCAGGCAGCAGATCGGCCCCGCCGCCGGTCCCCTTGTTGATCGTAACAGTCTTTTCCTTGGTGATCGTGACGGTCGCAATCACAGCTATCGGCGTGTGCCGCGGGAAGATGGTGGTCGTGCCGGCAACCGAGAAGGTGTGCGGCTCCAGATCGACGGTGGCCAGATCCGGTTCCTCCTCGACCTCATAGCGGATATCGGCCTCGCGATTGATCTTCGCCCCGAGCACATTGCACACGCCAGCTGCAATCGAGAACACGCGTTTCGTGCCGTTCAGATTGAGTGCCTTCACCTCGCAGCCGCGGACAATGTAATTGCCGTGGGCATCGTAGTCGTAGACGCCAATCTGCTTTTGTACGCCCGTCAGGCTGGGAGGGGCGGCTTGAGAGATCACCACGCCGTCACGCAACAGCGCATAGCGGTAGAAGTCGCCTTCGGCTTCGTCGAATTCCGTCCCCCATTTGAGAGAGACGACAACCCGGATAGCGCCCTCTTCGCCGTAACTCTCGGTACCGGGAACAAGCCCATAATATATGTCGTCGTCGGCGGCCGTGACCGGCACTTCCGTCAACCAGACACCGAGTTCGACATCGCCGGCCATGGCAACGTCGTTGAGTGTCCTGGCATCGACCGTTCTTGGGGCACCTTTGATGTACAGGGTGCCATCCGAGATGAAGACACGGCCGGCGCCGGCGCTGACGATAATGTCACCGCCGGCAAGCCGGTCGCCGTCCTTGGCGATCAGATCGCCAATCTGCTTGCGCTTGCGCTCTTGCGTCGACAGGGCATCATTCAGGTCCGCCGCCTGGGCAACCGCGCCCTCGGCAAAATAGACACGATCGACATCAGGCCGATCGGCAGTGCGATCGCGCACGTTGACAAATTCCGGATGGAGGTCCGGATCGAAGACATTGGTGCTCATAAGAGGGATACCTTCAGATAAAGGTCAGTGTCAGGGTCAGGGTTTCCCTGACGGTCTGCTGGAATGTGTGTGCCCATGGGTTCGGGCCGGCATCCACGCCGGGGCCGGTGACGACGTCATCAGGCGTAAGCCAGGCCTTGAACGGCTTGACGCCATCTCGTAACCGCAGGTCGTAGACGACACCGATCGAAGCTGCAGTGGCGCCGGCACCATCGCCAAAACCCGTGCGGACCTGATAGGCGACGCTCGGTGCCACGATGCCCTCGGGCGCCATGCCTTCGAGCGGAGCGCGGATTACGCGGGCAAAGCCGATCGGCGATCCGGCGGCGTCGTAGAAAGCAACATATGCCTGTCTCTGCATCAACAGCCAGGTCTTGACGGTCGCCTCGAACGCCGTGCCGCTCCAATAGAGCATGGGTGTATTCCAGGCGAGCGTCTCAGACCATGTGCCGGAGGCGGCCGCCATATCCGCGAGCTCGTCCGTCCAGCCGAAGTAACTCCAGTCGTCAACGCTGCCCACAAGCTCAAGCGTATGCTCCCGGCCATGGCTCCATTTGACCGAGCCGCCATTCATCCTGACGCCGGAGCTGTCACCCCAAAGCGAGCCCCCGAACCGGCTATTGCCCCAGGAGAGCGCCCGCACGTCATAGCCATAGTATCCGCGGAAGAACTGCGATCTGGCCGGATCGGAAAGATCGGACAAATATTCCGCATCTTCAAGCCGTCGGGCTTCGTTGTCACCCGGCAACTGCCCCATGCCGAGCTGGTAAAGATGCCAGCGCCGGCGGCCGAGAACCTGATCCTCGACGGCATCGAGGTCATAGCCGATCCAAGCGAGTGACTTGCCGATAGCATCAGGCGTTCCCCGGATGCGCTGCCATGCCCGCGCCTGGTCGATCAGCACCTCGACGCTGTCGAAGTAGTCGGCGACGACACCGAGCCCGTATTCCTGCACCAGCCAGGGCGCCACACTCGCATTCAAGGGGCGGGCATATTTGAGGCCATGGATCGCCAACAGCGCCGGACCGAGCAGCTCCTCGGGCGCAACGGCAGCTTCCAGCGCTCGTTCGAGCTCCGTGGCATTTTGCGGTAACAATGTTTGAGGCATCAGCGTGCGCGGCCACGATAGTGAAGAGTTACAGCACCGAGCGCGATTGCCTGGTGGTCTTCAGCGACGATATCCATTGCAGGCTCCAGGATCTCGACCCGGGCCACGCCCCCGACCATCAATCGGGCGGCAAGCCAGCTGCGGTTGATGTCAAAACCGATACCGCCTTCAGAGGTCAGGGCCTGGCGCAACGCGCTCTCCAATCCATCGAAGACGGCCCTGGGCGTCTCGGGCAGCAGCCAAATATCGGCTGAGACGTCGATGACCTGTGATGTGGCGGCGACCACCTCGACGACGTCGCTGACACAACGGACACCTGCCCCCGTCACAACCGTCGCAACGGCGCCGAGCAATGCAGAAGACGGCACACCGCCGTCCTCGGAAGACAGAATGGCCACTTCCAGTTCGGGACCAAGCCCGGAACGGTAGACCGCGACTTCCGCAACATCCGTCGAGACCGACATCGCGTGATAGGCATACCATTCCTCAGACCCCGCCGAGGACCGGCCCTGATCCGCAAGCACAATGCGTTGACGGAGCCGCGCGTCGGTCTCAGCCTCCAACCGTGTAACGCCGTGATCGGCCGCCAGGTGATCGAGGTCTGCCCCTGTCGCGAACGCCAGCAGATTGGATCTGGCGGCATCGTTGGCGCGGGCTCGCATAAGCAGTTCGCGGTAGCTCTCGGCTTCGATGATCACTGTCACCGGATCTGTCTCCAGCATCGATACGTCATAATCAGGCAGGTCCGGGTTGGTGAGGCGAACCGCTTCCCATAGCGACTGGAATGTTGCCTTCTGCCGCGTGACGATTGCCTCGAAGTCGAGCTCCTCGATCACCCGAGGCATCGGCAGCAGGGCTAGGTCGATCATGGTGCTAAGTCCATTATCTATCTACGGGAATAAGGGTGAGCGCAAAACTCTTTGAAGGGTTTGCAATCCCAATATTAGATTACGTTAAATTAACTTATGGATGACAGATTATGCGTTCCGCGGTTAGGCGCGTTAATGAGGTTAAGAAATGCGAGTTGCATCCCTGTTTGCAAGTGATCTGTCCTATGTCATGCAGGCGTTCGATCGCTCTCAAGCAATCATCTCTTTCAAGCCAGATGGCACGATCCTCGAAGCAAATGAGAACTTCTGCAGCGCCCTCGGCTATGCGCGCGACGAGATCGTCGGCAAACATCATTCTCTCTTTGTGACCGTGGATGAGGCCAAGTCTCCAGAATATCAAGCTTTCTGGAAACGCCTGAATAGCGGTAAATTTGACCAAGGTCAGTATAAGCGCATTGGAAAGGGCGGCAGCGAGGTTTGGATCGAGGCGTCCTATAATCCGGTTATCCGCGGCGGCAAGGTCGTAAAGGTCGTAAAGATTGCGACAGACATCACGGGTGAAAAGCTGCAGAGCCTTGATAGCAATGGGAAGCTCGCTGCGCTCTCAAGAGCACAAGCTATTATCGAGTTTACACCTGAGGGCAAAATCCTGACGGCAAACCAGAATTTTCTGGATGCGCTTGGCTATAATCTGGACGACCTCGTCGGCAAACACCATCGCATGTTTTGCGAACAGGATTACGTTCAATCCGACGAGTATGCAGCATTCTGGCCAGGCTTGGCGAAGGGGAAATTTTACGACGACGAGTTCAAGCGCATCCGCAAAGACGGCAGTTCCATTTACATCCAGGCGACCTACAACCCGATCCTTGATGAAAATGGCAAGGTGCTCAAGGTGGTGAAATTTGCCACCGATGTCTCAGGACGCGTTACCGCACTGCAAGAAATCGGATCCGGTTTAGAAAGGCTGTCCGACTGCAACATCCGCTTTACCATCGATGAGCCCTTCGTCGACGAATTCGAGCACCTGCGCCACGACTTCAACGAGTCGCTGGCCCGCTTCCAGCAAACCCTCGAACGGGTCATGTCCCAGACCACCATGCTTTCGGCCAAAAGCGGAGAAATGAGTTCCAGCGCTAACGGTATTGCGTATCGCTCGGAACGGCAGGCTGCGGCCTTGGAAGAGACTTCGGCGGCACTCGAACAAATTACAGTAACTGTGCGGGAATCCGTTGGCCGAACCGGGGAAGCCAGAGATTTAGTCCGCGAAGCCCGGTCAGCCGCCACGAAATCAGTTGTCGTGGTCAATTCGACAGTTGAAGCTATGGAGCGGATTGAGGCGGCTTCGGAGAAAATTACAAATATCATCGACGTGATCGACGAGATTGCGTTTCAGACGAACCTCTTGGCGCTCAATGCCGGCGTCGAAGCGGCAAGAGCTGGAGATGCTGGTAAGGGTTTTGCCGTTGTTGCCCAGGAGGTGCGCGAACTTGCCCAGCGGTCTGCCGCCGCCGCAAAGGAGATCTCAAGCCTCATCGGCAACTCCACGAAGGAAGTGGAAGAAGGGGTCCGCCTGGTCGGAGAAACTGGCAAAGCGCTCAAAAGTATTGAGGGTTACGTTCAGGCTATCGACGGAAACATCGATGCGATTGCGGTTGCGTCGTCTGAGCAGTCTTCGAGCCTCACGGAAATCAATTCAGCCGTGAATTCACTGGATCAGATGACGCAAGAGAATGCTGGCATGGTGAATACGATGGGTGCCATTGCCGAAACTGTCGCCTCGGGCGCCGCCGAGCTTGAAGAGCTTGTAAAGCGCTTCAAACTCAATCGTCGCAAATGGATACGCGAGCCAGGCTCAGAGGCTGCCAAGCTTGGTCCAGAAAGCAGGGGTTATGGCAGAAACAACATATATCAGCCCAAGCGCGATCACGGTACACCGGAATCCACAATAAGGCTGGTTTCGTAATCGCCAACGCGAACTGGTGCTACGGCGGCGAAATGAAGTTTTCGCCGCCGTATTTTAATAGATTCTTAAATATTAGAGGCGTTTTTATCAGCGTACGGTAAAACAACGAGATTAGCTGGCCATGCAGATCGTAGACGCCAAAATCGTCGATCAAATTAGTTCGACGCTATCTGCACTCTCGAATTCGAGCCGTTGGCAAATTCTGACACTCCTAAGAGAGCGAGAGTATGCTGTCGGGGAAATGGTCTCGATTATTGGGATCTCCCAGTCGTCTCTGTCTCAACACCTGGCAAAGCTGCGGCGTGGCAAGCTGGTTTCGGTACGAAAAGAAGCTCAGACATCATTTTACGCCTGCAGCGATCTCCGCGTAAATCGCATACTTGATGCACTTAACGAGCTCTAATAGCCGCACTTTCAATTCGTCTAAGCCTACGACCAACCAGTCGCGCGACTACGTGCCGCTAACCGTCACGCCCCGTCCGAGCCCAATGGTGAACCCGACGACACGTTCGACGGTGAAGTCACCGAGATGGCCGCGCGGCCGATAATCCGCCTCGATCAAAATCCCCACTTGCCCCAACCGGATCTGGTCGACAGTCCCGGAGGGCACGATCCGTCTGACGGCCAACCGCGGCTCCCAGATATCAATGGCGGTGGCCACCAGCTGCATCCAACTGGTAAACAGCGACGGCGTGACCGCGCGGCCGAGCAGTTCGACGACGCCTGCCCCGAACTCACGGCGCATCACCCGGCTCGACAGGCGGGTGGTGAGAATGACCTCGACGCCTTGATAGGCCGAGGTGAGGTTGTCGATCGATCGCCCAGTGCGGCGATCAATTCCCGTCATCGGCTTTCACCGCCTTGACCGGCGCCTTGTCGGCAAGCGCGAGACGCCCGAGACCGAGATCATATGCCGCCTGTTTCGCGGTGAGCCGGATGGTCTTGGCGCCGGGCCTCACCTTCGCGCCATTGATCACGGTGACGCCGTCACGAATGGTGTATTCGACCGCCGTGTCGGCTGTAAGATGGGTCAATTTAGCCATTGTCTTTCCTTTCAGTTTGCCGGCACGGCGGTCGTCGCGCCGCCGGGCATAACCCCGCCATGGATATGCGTGGCTCCGATGTTCTTGCCGTCATGGGTGACATGACCGCCCGATATGGACAGTCCATCGCCGCTCACGGTGAGAGACACACCGCCCGCCTCGATCTTCAGCGCGCCGTCTGCCACGGTCACCGTCACGCCGGCGTCCTTGAACACATTGGCGGCCATGTCCGCATTCGGACTGCTATGTTCGTCGGAATACCCGCCGCGGAACACCAGCCCCTGCCGCGGATCGCCGCTCGGGTTGATCACACCGACGATCTGTCCTTTGTTCAGCGGAACAGAGGTCTTGCCCGTCTCCGGATGGGGATACCAGGGCGAGAGGTAGGGATCCTCGTCGGTACCACCGAGGCGCAGGCGATACCCCTTGTCCTTATCGATCTGCTCAACCGGTCCGACCTTCAGGGAATTTCCAACGGCAGTTTTCAGCATCTCCAGGTCGAGACGCATGGCGACAAATTCATTGATCATCCGTCACCACCGTCGTCGTCAGCCTCTCGACAACAACCGTATTGATCGTTGCTGCGGCATCATCGAGCGGAACCTCGCCCAAGGCGGCGGCTTCGGCCAGCGTCAGCCCGCGTATCCGCTGCAGCATTTGTCGATCATCCACACCACCGCACATGACGGCGCGCATGGTGGCAGCCTGCGCCTGATAGGATGCATCGTCGCTCCCTTCGAGGGCTGCAACGAAGCGCATCAGTGCTGACTGGTCGGACAAGACTTCGCCCTTGATCGGATCGTCTGCCAGCATCACGGTCAACCGGATCTGGTGACCGGCCAGACGCTGGCCGTCATCGGTGTTGCGGGCGCCGGAGAACTCGATCTTGCCAACGGCATAGTGCAGTCCCCGATAAATTTCCGCCCAGACATTCTCCGGATCGGTGAGCGCGTCAAAAATCTGCCGCTGCACGATATCGAGAAAGAACTCAAAGCTGCGGTCGGAGGCCGGAATGCCGATCCCGACAATCGTCGATGCGCCCGTCTCCTCGTCCAGCTCCGTCATCGCCGAGGCTATGGCAAGCTCGAACACCAGGTCGCATTCGCCGTTCTCGACCAGGGTACGACCAGTGACGTTCGCGTGCCGGCCCTCGGCCGTATAGACTGAGATGAACGGGGTATCCACGTCAGTGCGCAGCGTGCCGTCGGCTGCGATATCGAGCGCCCCGTTCGGGCTGTCGAGAACGTTGTCGCCGACCAGCGTCTGGCCTTTCAGGGCTTCGACTGCCGCGATCCTCAGCGCAATACGGGCAAGGCTCATTTCTCACCGAGCTCCAGGATGAGGCGGCTTTCGCCGCGATCGTCGATGCGCAGCACCTCGAACCAGGGCTGGCCTGTTCGGGCGAGCGCGCGCACGGTATCGCCCTGGCGGAACGACGGCCCCTCATACCGGGCAACATCGATATGCAATTGCGCCTTCCCGGCGACCAGTCGCGCATTCCATGACAGGGCATCGCCACCGGAGATGTTCGTTTCCTTGGCCGCGCCGACCCTGAGGACAGCCTCGATGTCCATCGCCGGGCGCGACGGATCGACCACGCCATTCTTCAAAAACGACAGGCGAACCGTCTCGGCAAAGCGGGCGTCGACATCGCTGACAAGCCTGTCACGGATGTCCTGGATACGGCTGGCAACGGGCATGATCAGTCGGCCGCCTGCAGGACTGCGATGATATCCGCCTTGGTGCGGGCGCCCTCGATATCGACGCCGCGACGCTCGGCTTCAACGACGAGCTCGTCCTTCGTCATAGACGAGAGATCGGCCGCGCCATCCTCTGCGCCTGTATCGTAGGACATGCCGGCTTTCAGGAATTTTCCGCCATAGTAGCCGGCCTCTGTGACCATCTTCACAACCATCGTCTCATCCTCAAATTCAGAAGTGTCATAATCGCGGCCGCCGGTGGATCGGCGACCGCACGTTCAGATCTGGTAGGCTGATTACTTCGCCTTGGCCGACATCAGCATTTCAGGGCGGGTGCAGATGAACAGCGGATAGCTGTAGAGCTCGACCCGGTCCCATTCGTCGCGGCCGGACTTGTCCTCCAGCACCAGGCCGTAGAACTCCTGGCCGCGCTTGTTGAGATAAGGCTTGAACTCGGATGCCGGCGCCCAGCCAACCTGGAAGGCGCCGCGCGCACCGATCGGGAAGAACCGCGCTTTGTCACTACCGATCGCAATCGTCGCACCGTCGTCGGTGCCCTGGTAGTTGATGAACACGATCCCCTCGATCTCGATCGAGGAATAACCCTCGATGTTTTCGAGCGTCGGCGCCCGGTCGGTACCGATCTTCGTTTCCTTGATCTGATCGTGGTTGACCAGCATATCGAAGAACGTGTCGCCGACCAGCGAGCCGACCTTGGTGCTTGGCGTCCAGGCCCCCTTTGCCGCCTTCTGCATCGCACGTTTCAGGTCACGGCACTTCTTGCGCACATCGGTTGCCGGATCATCGAGCTCGAAGTCGATCTCGGCCGGCGGTGCAATCCCCCAGAAGTCGAACCAGTCGATTAGCACAGTGGCACCATCGGCATCCAGAACCTTGCCCTGCACCGCCCCGAAGCGCATGTGCTCCCAGGTGAGCTCCATGTCATCCTTGATCTGACCGGTTCTGCTGGTCACCTCGTCGGCGACCTCGGCCGTCTGCTGATCGAAGGGCAGTGCGAGAACGCCGGCGAGCTCGATCGCAAAGATCGTCGAGCCCTTGGCCAGACGCACCGCGTCCATGGTGCGCAACCTCGCGCCACGCGGGATAAGCTCCTCCGGCGGCGCACCGTTGGCCGATGTCGGGATCAGGGTGAGCACCCCGTTCATGTCGGCAATGCCGATCGTGCGCGACCGCGAATAGATCGGCTGGAATAGTCCGAGCGAGCCCAAAAGCTGCGGCTTGAACTCGACGCGCTCGACGATGTCCTCCTGGACTTCGATCGCGCCCCAGGCATTCTGGTTAAAAATATCAGCGACTAGTGCCATTGGCTTTGCCCCTCCTTAACGGGCGACGATGCCCAGCGCCGCCAGGGAGGCAAGGGCTGCGGTTTTCTGGATGTCAGTGGTGCCGTCGACCCAACCGAGCACATCGGCCTGGATCTCGGTATCGCGCGCCGTCACGGTGCAACGGACATCGGCGCTCGTAGCGTCGCAGCCCTCATAGAGAACGGCTCTGGCCGTCTCGCTGCCGTCGCCACCGGCCGGGTTGAACGGCACATATTTGGCTGTAGCCGTGACCTGGCCGAGCACAGCACCGGCATCGATCTTGCCGCTACCGCTGGCAATGACGATCTGCTCGCGCGAGCGATAGCCCGAGGCTTCCGACACGATGTAATGCGCCGTGCGCTTCAGGTCCTGGGTGAGAATGGTCATGGATTGAACTCCTTGGGGTAACTGCCGGCAGCCTTAGCGGCGCTTGTTGAGACGATCGGCGGAGGCCGACAGGATCGAGCGGTCCCCCTTGGCCTTCGGAGCCGACGGGCCGCGACCGTTCAGCCCCTCGCCGTTCAGACGGCGGCGCTCGTGCTCGGCCGCGTCATCGTCGACCACCGATGCGGTCACCTTCGGAGCGGCAGCCAAAATGGCCTTGGCCGCCTCAGCCGTGATGCCCTTTGTGCTCGCCAGCACCTTGGCCTGGTCGGCACGTCCCTCGGCCTCGGGCAGCGCCATGATGGCGTCCTGGCGCTCACGCTCGGACTTATCTTCCGTCAGGCTTTCGATCGTCTTTGCCTGGGCATCAGACTTGGCCTTCATCTCGGCGAGTTCGGCGGCAAGCTTGTCCGCCCGTTCTTTGTCAGTCATGGATGGCTCCTGTTGGTGACTGGTGGGAGCGGCGGACGCCGCCTTCGTACCGGCATCGGCAAGATGCCAATTCTTCTGTTTCGCCATCGCGGCGAGCTTTTTCGGCGCATGCGCATAGGCTTCGTGATAGGCAAAGGCCGCGACGGGCTGAGACCGGGTTTCACCGACCGCGTCGGCAAAGCCCTCATCGACTGCCTCTTCAGCGGTGAACCAGCGCTCCTGCTTCATGATCGTGCGGCAATCTTCCGCCGTCTTCCCGGTCTTGGCGGCATAGACACGCGCGTAACTCGTTGACAGCGCCTCCAGCATCTCCACGCTTTTGTCGTGGGCCTCGGAATTGCCAAAGGTGATCGTCGCCGGATCGTGCACCATCAGCGCTGAGCCGATCGACATGGTGACGAGATCACCCGCCATGGCGATCAGCGATGCCGCGGACGCCGCAATGCCGTCGACAATGACGTTGGTCCGGCCGGGCCGACGCGACAGCAGCGCGTGAATGGCGGCACCTTCCGAAGCAATGCCGCCACCACTGTTGATGATGACGTCGAGCGCGTCGTCTTCATTGACCTGTGCCAACGCCAGGACGACATCACTGTGGGTAAAATAATCGCCCCAGCCGAAGTCGCCGACATCCCCGGTGAGCGTGAGCCGGTTGCCCTCAAGTATCGCAGCCATGTTTGAGATCCTTCAGTAGAGGCGCATCACGCCGCGCTTGGCGAACCGCGTGCGGGCGGGTTTCAGCCCGCGGGCAAGCATGCATTGCGCCTTGGCTTCGCGGAGCGCCCACTGGACGTCCTGCAACGAGGCATTGGCGTAGCGCATCATGTCGGAGCCAAAGCGCGCCTCCGTCACCATCTCGCCGGAGATCAGCGCCATCTCGACCTGGCTGAGTTTCACAGCCCGTGCGCACCAGTCGATATCAAGCGGATCCGGATCAGCCATCTGTCTGTTCTCCTTGAGCCGGATCGCGCCGGCCATCGGCCGCGCCACCGAGCGGCCCCGCCCCGCTTCCACCCGTCGATCGGCCATGCGGGGCTGTCACACCGATTGTCTTGAACTTTTCAGCTTCGAGCGCGATCTGCTCCGTCTCTTCGTCCCAGTCGAGACCGCGCTCGGCATAGATCCGCTGCAGAGTCGTCGATCCTGTTTCGAGCGACACCTTTTCGGCGAGCGCATCCTTGTAAGGATCGGCTGACGGCTTGGCAGGGCCGCGCCATTCTGCCCACACCACTTTCTGCCGGTTGGCGAGAAACGCCCGGTAGCCGCCCTTCAGCGGAATGCGTCCCTCGGCAATGCCCTCCTCAAGCCACCGCTCGTAAAGCGCCTGGGTGAAGGGTCCGACAATCCGCTCGCGACGGCGAAGTGTCACCGGCCAGATCGTCGACACCGCCATGCGCACCGACGAATAGCCGGAATTGGAATGGTCCATCGCAAAGCTCTCGAAGGTGATACCGAGGCAGCGGGCCATTTCGCGCTGCATGTTCTGCGAGAAGGGCAGATACTGACTGCCGGGGGTCGCCGCCGTGTGCATCTGGAACTCTTCACCGGGCCCCAGATGGTTGATCCGGCCAGCATCGTTCATCGCGATGCCGTTTTCCTTGAGTGCGCTTAACCGCTGTCCCCAGAGGCCAACCATGTCCTCGACGATCCCGCCGACGAACTCCGACCAGTCGCCCTCATAGCCGACCGGCGCCTCCGTCTCGCTCAGCGTCTGCAACGCATCGAAGGCCTGTTCGGATGCTTCCGGGCTTTTGATCGTCGCGGCAAACGCCGTCTGCAGCAAGGCGGTCGTCAAGGTGGCATCAGCCAGCTGGTCATACTGCGCCACCACCTTCAAGGCAGGCGCAATCTCTGTGATTCCGCGCGGACTGTTCGGATTGCGACCGCGATCCATGACATGGCAGACATCGCCGGCGGCAAGATCGCGCTCGACCTCGATGCCACCCTCACGAGACTGGAACCGGTATTTGAGCGGGCGCCCGACTGCATCGAAGAAGATCCCGCCTTGCAGGCCCTCGATCTCCCTTGTGGTGCGCTTGCACCGGTGCGGCGGAATGAGGCTGACCTTCGTTCCGGTTTCCAGCCCGTGCAGCTCGCGCTGACGACGGCTTACAAAGTCGAAGGCTGCAAAACCCTCGCCGGTCGCAATCGCGGTTCTGAGCTGCGCATCCTGCATTTCTGGTACGGTCATCACGCCAGCCAGATCGCATTCCCGCGCGTTCCACGCCCAGCGTTTCCATTCCTTCTCGACCAGCCGGCACCAGTCGGCCTGTTCCCTGCCGCTATAGCCGAGACCCGACAGATCCGGCTTGGCATTGAGCTTGAGCTCGATACCAATGGTGTCGGCGACGATCTGGTCGACCGCGCCGGCAATCCAGCCGGAGTTATGGATAAAATCGAGCGCCAGCGCCGAGGCCCGCTCGGCCGCTTCGAACACATCGAGCCTGGCGTCGCGTGTCACGGCACGGCGCATCGACAGCACACCAGCACGGTCGCCGCGCAGGTAGCGCATGGTCGCTTTCGTTGAAGCGGCGACTGCCGGCGCCGGGAATGCCGTGGCGCCGGCCTTCACCCGCACGACGGGTTTGCTGGTCATGAATACGCTCCCCATCTCTTGCGTGGGCGTTTCGGTTTGTCCGGATCGACAGGCTTGCGCTCAGGCTTTGGCTTGGCGAACGGGTTTTCGTCCGCATAGGCGAACAGGTCTTCAGGCTCTTCCACGACCCCATGCGTGTCGCGCACCAGGTCCGCCCATTTATCCAGCGTCAGACGCCGCTTGCTTTGCAGATGCCAGCCAAGGGCAAAGGCGTAGACCGTGGCGTCGAACCAGTCGTTTGCCTGTCCCACCACCTTTTTCCACTGCCGCCCGGCTTTCGGCTTGATCAGCCGGCGAGCGCGTCTGCTGACACTTGCCCTCGCCTCCTCGTCAGCATCGACGAGGCGCTCGGCCGTCAGCTCCTTGGCAAAGGCGCCGTCACAAAGATCGGCGCCGAAGTGGATCGTGTTGCGCGGCCACTGCCCGCCCTCCGACGCGCCCTGCACCAGATTGGCAAGGGCCGCTGTCACCGCCGTCTTCACGTCGAAGAGGCCGACCGGGTAGAGCATCACTTTCGCGATGATCCGCTTGCGCTGATCCTTGATGTCGCGCTTCGACGGTGTTCCAAGCCATGGCAGGCCGACGGGCTCACGCCCATCGAGTGCATAGACGTTCGGGCGTCCCGAGCAGAACCGGTAAACCCGATCCGTCGCCCAGCCGGAGTCTACGCCCGACAGATCGATCGCCTTTTCCGACCCGCCGGCCGTGCGGTATGTCCGCTGCAAGGCGTCGGCCAGGCTGATCCACGGCTCATCCGACTGGTCGGGCGAGCCCTCGAAGGTCTCGCGATCGATCAGCTGGTACTGATCGCGCGGCCCGATCGCATAGACCGCCCACTTGATACCGTAGGTCTGGACGTCGGCCGCCGAGACGATCAGAGCCGCCCAGGGCGGCAAGACACGGGATGGACGCTGCGCCTCGCGCACAGCATCGACGATCTTTTCCCATTCCACCGTCACGCCACCGGGATCGTAGGGCTCGGCAAGATCTTGCTGGAAGAAGGTCCTGAGCTTGGTGACGTCGCCTTGCGACGTTTCCCAGCGCTGCCAGAGTTCTGACCAGCGCTCTTTCGGGGCGTATGCGGCCCACAAATGATAGCTCGGCTGCCAGTCTCGGCACCGTCCCTCGCAAGGCGGACAGCACCAGGTGTCGATATCGCCCGCCGCGATCGTCAGCGGTACCGTCTCGCCATCGTCGAGCGACCGGCGCGCAATCCATTGGCCGCGTGCGGTCATCTCAGGCTTATGACCATCGACGATCACACCGTCACAGGCCATGCAACGAAAGTGGACAGGCAAATCTTTGGCTCGATCTGCCGCCCGCATCATGTCGAACACAAGTGGCTGATAGGCGTCGCAATGCGGGCATGGCACATAATAATGCCGCTGGTCGCCGGCCTCGAAGTCGGCAGTGATATCGCACTCGCCGGCAATTCCGGGCGTCGAGCCCTGCCATTCCTTGGCGAGATCACCATACATCTTCTGGCGGGCGCGGGCCTGGTCGCGCGGACTGCCGCGCCCGTCGACATCCTTCGGATAGCCGGTCACCTCGTCCATCGCCAGATATTTGATCGAGACCATCTGCAGACCCTTGGAAGAGCCCGCATTGACGATCTGGCAGAAGCCGCCGGCATAGCGCTTGAACGAGGTGGTCGAACCCTGTTCGTCGCGGCTCGACACGGGAAGCACCTTATGGGCTATGCGCTTGGAGGCCTCGATCGTCGGCTGCAACTTGACCCGGTTGAACTTTGTGGCTTCTTCCAGGGTCGGCAACACGATCATCATCGAGCCCGGCTGCTGGTCGACGATGAAGCAGAACCAGTTCTCGATCGCCGTCGACTTGCCGAGCTGGGCCGCCCATCTCGCCGCCACCCGCCGCGCCGGGTGATCCGGATGCAGGCAGTCTTCCGGCTCGCGAAGATAAGGCACCCGGGCAATCCGGAACGGGCCTGGCCAGGGCGATCCCGATTCCGGCGAGACCTCACGGTACCGCTCGGCGTGCTCGGTGATCGTCAACTCTTCCGCTGGCCGACTGGCCGCCGCCAATCCCTTGAACAACGCAACGGCCCCGTCGGGCAAATGCGGAAAGCGCGCCCGGATATCGTGAACGGTCATTGCAGAGCTCGTGTCTCCGTCTCTTCGTCAAAGCCCGCCTCGCTTGCATCTTCCTGCCGGCGCATGGCATCGAGCCGCTCCAGGATCTGGCGATTGAAGACGCCGAGGCCTGCCCGCGTGAAGGTCTTCAGCGCCAGGCGAACGGTGCGCTCGTCCCAGCCATATTTGAGCGACAGCGTCTGCCCCTCGCTCTCGATCGCGCGCTCGAACGCGCCGAGCATCATGGCAACCGCATCGCGTCCCGCCTGATCGACCTCATCGATCGGCGTGACCTCGCGCCGGCGCTTGGCAAGATCCATCTCGCGCAGCTCGGCCTCGGCCTGTGCCTTGCGGGCAGCGCCATTCGATTGTGTTCCGGTAAACCGGTCGCCGCCGGTAGAAGCTGTGGCCCTGGACGATGGCTGGCCAGGTGCAGGTGCGGCGACGCGGATCCGGATGTTCTCGGCCCGGTGCGCCACCAGTGCATTGAAGTCGACCAGGTTCGATTTGCCGTCGGCCTTCAGCGGCAAGGCCTCGCCATGCTGCTTCAGGTAGCGCGACAGTGTCGACCGATCGATGCGGTCGCCTGTAACTGTCAGCCGCTGGGCCGCTTCAGTGATCGAGATCCACTCCTCTTCCATCCCGTTGCTCTCCCGTGCATCACGTGTGCTGCACGTGTATCCGTGTACCGCTTGCGATGAAGCGCACTGGCAAAATCGCGCAGTAGCGCGCCCCCGTGTCTGATCGAAAACGCCGAAACGGTCCCTGAATGGGGGGCCGCCGGCGGGGGCGAGGGGCGCATCCGAGGGGCGGTCCGCTCCTCAGGGTGCCAGCTTGTCGAGGGCCGCCTCGACCCGCTGACGTAGCAGCGGTCCGGCGATACGGTTAAACGCGGCCTTGGTGGCGCCGCTGGTCATCTCCACCGGGATGACGACACCCGATCTGGCATAGGTGACCTTCTTGCCGCGACTGCCATCCGAACGGCCTCCCCACCCGGAGCCAGCCCTCACCATCACATGCCCGTTCCATTTGCTGACTTCGCGACGGTTGGGCCATTGACCGCCCGTCATGAAAGCACCGGGATAGAAGGTTTTCTTGCCAAAGGCATTGGCCCAGACACCGCCGTCTACTTCCTTAGGCCCTAAGTATTTGAGCCGGATGTTTCCGCCGCGCGTCACCATGTCGTAGGAGAGCCGGCCCCTGCTCGCCTTGGTCGGATCACCGACCGCCTTGACGATCGTCTTGCGCGGCAGCCCCGTCTGCTTGGTCAGGTTGCGGATCACCTGCGTCTTGGCCCTGTTACCCACCTGGTTGACGATCCGCGGCAGGACCTTAGGAAAGCGCTCGTTCAAAAGATGGATGCGTTTGCCGAACGTGCGGACGTTGGCGTCGGCCCAGCGGATTTTAAGAAGATTGGCCATGACTGCCCAGGCTATGGAACATAGGTTTACGCCCTTCCGTTTGCACGCAGAGGGAGAAACGACATGACGCAAGAATATGAACCCAATAATCTGAACGTGATCGACAGCGATCAAGTGCAGGGGATCAAAATCTTTGGTTCGAAATCGGAAAAGCTCGGATCGATCGACAAGCTAGTCATCCATAAAGCGAAGGGGCACATCTGCTTCGTCATACTGAGACCCAGCGATGAATTGGAGATTGGAAGCGATCTCTATCCCATACCCTGGGATACACTGAGCTACGACGAGACGGCAGATAGCTACCTGACAGGGCTCTCAAAAGATCAACTCGAAGGGGCCCCCCGATACCACTCTGATCGAACATGGACCGAAGACCAGGCCGCGCATATCCACGACTACTACGGCGTTTCGACATATTGGTTTTAGAGCCGACCGCTGTATACAAAAAAGGCGGCCTTTAAGCCGCCTAAAGTTTAGCTGCTGGGAGGAGAGCAAAGCTTACGCACTGACCCTGAATCGGTGCCCATCTGGGCTTGATCAGGGCTGGGGATGGTAGCGCTGTTCCCTTGGCTTAATGGAGCCTGTTCTGGCGGGATCTCGTCCCGACATCGGAGGGTGCACTGGTCCAACTCGTCCAGTGGCCAATTGGTCTCACAGCTTTTTCAAAAACGCAAGTGGCATGCTGTCGATATCGAATGCTCTTCCCTCGACATGGATGCGCACACTCGCTCTCGGTTCCCGGCTCCATTTGACGGCCGTCACAACGCACGCAAACTCCGCAAACGGCCCGAAGCTGATTTCCGCCCGGTCCCCCTGCCCGATCGATTTGTCTGCTGGCATCCGCGATACATCTGCCCGTTCCAAAATACCTTTGAAAACAGAGATATGCGCATCAGGAATGACATAGCAACCAACCGAGCCGCCAACCAATCCGTAGATGCGATTGCTCGCCCGGCACAAGGCTGAGAATGCTTCCGCAGAAGGCACACAACGCACGAAAATGTAGCCGGGGAAGAACGGGCGGAAGCTATCAATCTTGCGCCCCTTTTGCACCCGAGAAAGCTTTTCGGTCGGCATGAAAGCTTCAACGTTTGCTTCGGCAAGCACAGTTTCCACAGCCTGTTCCTTACCAGTTTCTACCCGCAGGCAGAACCAGTGCGCCGAATTGGGGTGTGATTCGATCATGTCGCGCGACGCCTTCCTGAGTTTCGAATTCATGATTCTGGCCGTTCGGCTCTTGGCTTGGCTCGTCGCATAAGCCCTGGTTCGGTCATCGGGTCGGAGCTCCGCCTCGCTGAGCGGCCTATAGCCGAGCTTCTCGCCCTTGATCTTCTTTTCCTGCATCATCGCCTCACTCCGCCGCTTCGCTCGTGCCATCGTTGAAATTCGCCAGATAGGTGCACATTGCCTCGTCGGGGCTTCCCGGTGGCAGGAACCAGTATTTGAAACTCGACACTGGCCAGGGCCACGCCATCTGCTCGAAATACGCTTTCCAATTCAGCCACTCGCGGCTCTCGCGCTCGATCGAGACGAAGGCCTGCGAAAGCTCTTCGACCTGCGCAAGCACCGAGGTTGCACGCGGATCGTCAGCCATGGCTTTCGCCCTCGGCCAGCCATGGCTCATCTGCCGCCTGCGCCTATATTCGGCGGCAAATTCCGCGTTGTGCATCTGCCGCTGATCAAAAGCGTTCGGCGCCGGCCATTTCGTCGACATCGGCTTGGAAAATTCGGCAAGGAAGCTCGCAAACCAAGCCTTGGTCATTGCCTTGTGGACCTGCGTGCTCTCAGACGGCACCGCAGCAGCTGCCACGTCGTTGAAAAGCTTTTCTGCAAAATACGTCGACGGCGCTGGCGTATGAGATTTCTTTTGCGAACGCAGGAGCGCGATCCATGCATCACGGCGCTGTTCAGCAAGAGACCGTTCCTCGGCAGTCAGTTTGAACCATTCCCGCTTGGAGTTTTCCTTCGGCATGCCGTCGAACCCGGGCCAGCCCTTGATCGTTCGCCAAAACGCTTTCTCGATCGCTCTCCGACGTTCCTTCGAGCCATCGCTTCCGCGCGCCTCTCTCTCCATTAACGGTTCTACTAATGGTTCTATTACGGTTCGGGTGTCATGGTGACACCCGTCTCTGTCGTCAATGTCACCCCTATCGTCGTCAGTGTCACCCGTCTCACCCCCGTCAACGGGTGACATGGTGTCACCCCTCCCCTTACCTTCTTCTAACTTTTCGACGACCGCGATGTCGAAATCATAGCGGGTCGCCTGCCCCGGTCGGCCGCTAGCCTCCTGCACGACGACGAGCAGACCTTCCTCGACGAAATCTGCGAGAATCCGCTGCACGGTACGCTCTGAAAGTTCCGTTTCACGCGACAGCCGTGCCACCGTCGGCCAGATCCCGCGCCCGTCGTCGTCGGCAAAATCCGCTAGGCGCAGGGCCATAATCTTCCGGCTAGAAGAGCCGAGTGACGCCTTGAACATGCGGGACATGATCAGAATGCTCATTCTACGTCCCCGAAAAACTGCGTGTTGAACTCTGCCTCCCTTAGCAAGTAAGTTTTGCCCTCGATCCCAACGAAAGAGAGCGAGCCATGGCAATTCCACGCTGGAACGCGCCGGTCGATGTCGGCGTCGATCCCCTTGCAAAGCGGACAATCTCCAGCCCGCTTGAAGCGTTGGCATTTCTGACGGAGGAATGGCCGGGGCCGCATGATGATGCCTACGGAGCTGCCTTGCTGGCTTGCAATGCCGCGGTGGCCGGAACGCTGGATGCGGGGACCGCAAGGACCGAATTCAACAAGGCCTTGGACCGTCATCCTGATATATTGCCCAAGATCGGTTAGCGATTGACCTTTCATCGCCCCGCCCTCCCGGCCACGCTTTCCGCCAACCGCACCCGCGCCGCCTCGCACATCTCGTAAGCCGCCAGCGCAAACCATCCGTGCTCGTCGGCGTTGCGCCGTAGCGCCGTCAGGCGCGCGTCTATAAAAGCCAGAGCCTCCGGCCAGTCCCGCGCCCGAAACCGCGCCTTGATTGTCGCCTGATAGGTCAGCAGCAACGCCGGCGAGATCCGCCAGAGCCAGTCGGCCCTTTCCGCATCGTCACCCAGTGCGTCGAGCTGCTCGAAGAGCGGCATTTTCTCGTTCAACGGTCTGTCTCCTGGAAAAGCCGGATTGCCGGATCCATGCCGAGCGCGTCCCAGATCCGGTGCGCGTCGGCGGGTGAAACGGGCTGGCCAAGCCATGCCCTGTCGAAAATTTCTCTGGAAATCTGCGCCTCCCGCATCACGCGGGCGCGCTCGCCCTTCTCGGCATTGCGTCGATCGACGTCGTCATGGCGCCGCACATGAGACCACCGCGCCGCGAAGTCACCGGCATGAAGGATCTCGGCACGCAGAAAGGTCGCGAGCTCGGCCGCGTCATAGCGAAGTGCAAACGGCGAACTCATGACGTCACCGCCTGTCGCAGCCGATAGCCGCCCTCGGTCGCCCCTAGCAGCCCCTCATCAAGCAGTGCTTCGATCAGCGCGGTCGCCACGCTGGAACTGGTGCCGAAGCCACGGCGCAAACTGACCGCGTCAAACACCACCTGCCCCGCCATCCAGGCAAGCGCCTGCTGTCGCGTGGCCTCTGCCCGTTCCCGAGGTGTCCTGCGCGGCGTCTCCCGCGCAAACTCGTCCGCAGGCCTGAAACCGATCGGCGGCACATGACCGCCGGCACCCGGCAGCAGAGGGTCAGCGCTCTCATAGGCTTTCCAGTCCACCCGAATGATCCGCGGATAGCCTTCGCCGTAGCTGCCGTCGTGATTGCGTTCCCAGACAAACCAGGCGCAATTCATCTGACTCGATGCCTTCGGCCCGTCCCATCCGTCCCGGTGCATCATCGGCAGGCGCCGTGTCAGCACATAGATCCGGCTCGGCGGATGCTCGTCCATGACGAACCGCCGGTCATCGTCCTCGAAACCAAACATGAAATTGCTGTTGAGCAGCATCGCCATCTTGTTCGGCCGGTGCTCACGCAGCGCATGGGCGATAAAGGCATTGGCCACGCCATAGGGCGGGTTTGTCACGATATCGGGACCGACTGACCAGAGCTTGCTGAGGCCAACAGACAGCAGGAAGTCCCCAACCGCCTGGCGCGTGCCATCCCTGGTTTCGATCCCACGAGCGACGACATCCGAGATCGCCACCCGGTAGCCGGCGTCTTCCAGCGGCCGCAGGATCGCGCCTTTGCCGACGCTCGGTTCCAGCACATTCAGTCCGAAGCTTTCCAGCGCCAACAGCGTGCGGATCGCCTCGATCGGCGTCTCGTAGAGATCCTCGCCGCGCGCCTCTTTCGTTGCGGTCTTCGTGCCGATCGCATGCGCCGCCGCCTTTTTCAGACTGGCCCGGCTCGGCTCCAGCCCTTGCGCGAGCTGCGCCTTGATGATGCGGTCGATGAAACCCGGCCCCGCGCGCTCGGCATTCCTGAGCTTTCGCAGCTCGACCAGCCGCCGGCGATCCAGCCCGATGTCCTCAAGCGAGAAATTGTCCGCGCCCTCGGACATTTTGGGGCGCCCGACACGTGCCAACTTTCCACTGGCCTGCGCCTCGTCAACGGCGTCCGCGATCCGGATCTCGGCGTGCTTCTCGATCAGCAGCGCATCGGCCTGCATCTGCCTCGACGTCTCGATCAAGCGATGCGACGCATGCACCTTCTCCGCGTAGCCGGCCGCTGCTTTCGCCTCGTCATAGGCGCCGATCGCCAGCATACGCGCCGCCGCCAGATCGCCGTCGTCGAGCAGCGCCCGCGCATGCCGAAGCGTCGCGAGAAGATCGACGGATGTGCCGTGGTCAACACGGGCAAGCGCATTCATCGGCTCAACCCTCTTCGCTCAGTTTATCGATGACGAAGTGCACGGCCCGCATCAGCTGCCGCAGCTTGCGCAACAGTTCGCGGCGCTCGAAGCCGTCGATCCGTCCGTCGGCAAAGGCCGCTCGCGCCAGGCGCCAGAGATCCGTCGCCTCGTCCATGATCAGCAGCGCATCCGATTCGCTCAGTTCCGCCGCCAGTTGCGCGCGCGACGCGAGCGGCACCAACTGGTAGCTCAGAACCTGCGCCATCGCGGAAAGGATCACCGGGCTCTTGGCCCGCCGGTCCGCCTCGATGGCAACATCGATCGGGATCAGCTTTTCGGCATACTCGTCATTGAAAGACGCATATTTCGAAAGCGTCGAGACATTGACGCGCGTCATCAGCGGAAACGCCGTCACGCCGCCGCCCAGCGTATAGGCAGCCTCGGTCGAAGCCTTCAGGCTGCGGATTTCGATGTCGGAAACAGTGCGCACGAAAGCACCCCTGAGTTAGGTCAAGGAAAGAGAAAAGCGAAAGGATTCCGTGAGAACCGCGCGAGCCCGGCTTAGGCTCGGCCCATCAGATCAAGGAGGACCGCATGCCCAATCCCAGGGAAAAAACCGCCGGAGCGGTCCGCCATTTCGCACATAAAGCCCCTGAGAGGGCGCCGTGCCCCGTCCGAAGGCTCGTCGCCGTGAGGAGAATGAAAAATCCTTGCCGTCCCCGCACCGCACGAGGAAAGGCGCAGAGACGGCAAGGCCAATCCCGCCGCGGGAGTGCGGCCCGGGTGTCAGCGGGAAGGGAGTGGAAAGGGGGCCGGTCATTGGGCCGACTCTGGCAGAATAGTCTGATCTACAACCTCGCCCTTTCGGCGCGCGGCACAGTTCGCGCGATACAAGTCGTCAGCCCCATAAGCCGTAAGTGCGAGGATGATTGACCAATGACGATCCGGTATACCGGTCTTCGCCCACTTATAGACGGCATCGCGCGAGATCTTTGCATTGCTGGCAATCGCGAGACGCTCAATTGACGACGGGCCGCCAGCTTCGGCGATGATCGTGGATATGGTCGGAGGCTCATTCATGCAGTCTCCTTTAATGGATTTAAAATCCACAAACAACTCAAAGAAATCCAAACCTGATTTTTTTTCCGAAATTATGATGGCCGGCATGACAGAATGGTGGGAACGACTAGAAAAAAAGCGTGAAGAGCTCCAATGGAGCAAGGCGGAACTCGCGCGCCGTTCCGGCATCAACTATGACAGCATCAACAAGTACCTTCGTGGCGATATTAGCCAACCACGTGGCAACATCCTATCGACTCTCGCCGAAACCCTAGGCGTCAGTGCGATCTGGCTACGTGAAGGAATAGGGGCGGAGGATACCGAGGCACACCCCTCCCCTAGCCGGCTTGTTTCGGTAATTGTTGCCGGGCGGGTTGAGGCCGGCGCCTTTCGCGAGGTTGATCAATTCGACCAGTCAGAGCGCATTGTTTTGTCGATGCCCGCAGACGACCGCTTTCCGAATGCACGCCTAATGGCGTTTGATGTGTCGGGCGACTCAATGAACGATCTGAAACCCCGTCCGATCCTACCAGGTGATCGCGCTATCTGCGTCGCCTATGAAGACACCGCTCAAGAGATGCCCCTGCGAGACGGAATGGTCGTTGTTATCGAGAGAACGCTCGGCGGCGGGCATATACGAGAATGGTCAATAAAGCAGGTCGAAATTTACAAAGACCGTACAGAATTTCATCCACGCTCGACGAACACCAAACACAAGCCGATCATCGTGCCGAACGATATAGATGCCGACGACGGAAGCCACGTCGAGGTGATCGGGCTAGTCCGCCGCATCGTCAACGATCTGCCGCTTTAGCTAGCGCGTCACAGCGAAGACCCGCCCAATAGCACTGTCACAATGCGAGCACTTGAAGCGTAGGTTGGCGAGCAATCCGCTCCCTAGCAACTCTTCTACATCCTCAGGCGCATCATCGACCTGAGGAACGCTAACGATGCGCGAGGCCTCCCTCATGCAATTTTCGCATCGTATGTGGAGCTCGTAATTAGCCTTACACGTAAAATTATACATAGAACATGTTCTCCGTCTGTTCCTGTTTGCGAGCATCAAGCGGCCGAGTCGAGTCAAAAATAGAGAATGGATTTTATTTCCAATTTAGATTGACGTTTTAACTTTATGGATTTAATTTCCACATTGTCCCGCCGCGTCCCCTCCCCTCGGCGGGCACCGCAAAAGCGGCCGGCGCTGGTCTACCCCTCCTCGAAAGGACCCGTGCCGGCCGTCGCGTCAACCGGGAAGCTTTAAGGAACACTCATGACCCCGAGACAACAAGAAACCGCCCGCCGCATTGCCGACAGCGCACTGGAGCGTGGTCAGGGACCCACCCGTGAGGAAGCCCGGCGCGAGTTCGGGCTCCGGGATGGCCAACTGACCGACACGGTCATAGACGAGGCCGCACGTCTCTATGTCGCCGGCACCGAGCGTCGCGTCGCCTGATCCGCTCCGGTCTCCGCAGCCGCCTTCCAAGGGCAGCGCTGCGGTTTCCCGAACGGACGATGGAGATCCCTGATGACATCGCAGATACGCATTCCCCTGTTCACCCGCCGCATCCCGCGCCGGCCTGTCGAGATCCAGCCGATGACACCCTTGCAGACGCTGCCCCGCAGCCAGGCTGCGATCAATCGCCGTTTGACTTATGCCCTCGGCGCCGTGCTCGCCTTTTCCCTACCCACGGCCGTCGCCCACCTATGGGCAAGCGCGGCATGGGCACAGGAGGCCGACGACGTTGTCGGTCTCGCCGTGCAGGATTCGGCAGTGCCCTTTCTGCTGACGGTCCCGGGTGTCGTCACCGCGACCATTCTCGCCGCCTGCGGGCTGGCCTCGACAATCTATGCCTTCGCCATCCTGCTGCGACCCCGCCGGTCCGGCCGCGGCGAAGAGGTGCGCGCGGCAATTGCCTTCGCGCTGACACTCCCCAGTCGCAACGTCCGTCCTTTTCTACATGCTTTCAACGATGGCGACGTCCAAGCGCTGTCCATCTGCTGGCCCGAATGGACCGCCTTTCAGTGCCGGTGGCTGATGACGGAACCGGATTGGACAAAGTGATGCGGACAGAAATCTCTCATAGCCATCCCAAACCGGCATCGGGTCAGTTGCGCAGCTGGAAGCCGCTGCAGAAGACCGTGCTGCAGAGGACATGCGTCGTGCCCGGCGGCATTTGCACCATCCAGGTCTCCGTTCCCAGCATTACCATGCACACCAATGCGCTGGCCAAGACCAGGATACGGCCATGAATCTCGCGACGGCACGCAGTCTGTATCTAAAAGCCCGCAGTAGCATCGCGACTGCGTCGCCGGAATACACCCGCCTGTTCGATCACAACGCCCACCGCCCGCAGATCGGCGCCAGGGATCCCCTCACCCGACTGGTGGCGCCGATCGCCACCATCCTGCGTCCCTGCCACGTCGATGACGAGGAAGTGCTGTTCAACAGCCGCGACTATATCGAGGCCTGCATTCTCGTGGCCGAACAGTCCTTCGACGAAGTGCGACGGCTGAAACGCGAGGTAGAGCAGTTGCAGGCGAAGCGTCAGCGCGAAGCCGGCCGCAAGGACTATGCCGCGCAATGCGCCATGGCCTGCGACAAGCCGGCATTTCGCCAATGGCTCGCCGACGTCCATGGCGCCGACATTTCCGACCGCGAGCGCATCGCCACGCGCCTCCGTTCGATCCTGAACATCCGCTCGCGCGGCGAACTCAACATCGACGAGAGCGCCGCCGCCCGCTGGAAATCCCTGCAGGCGGATTTCGAGGCCTCGCTGAGGACACGCCGCAAGGGCATCCGACACCAACAGACCATTTTCGACCACAGCAGCCATCCAAACACGCAATGTGAGGAGATATCACGATGAAGGCGAACAGGCCCGAGGTCTTGCCCTTGTCATTGCCGCCGCGCGGCCTCGCCCGTGAGCAGGCAGCAGCCTATGTCGGCATATCGACAAGCCTCTTTGACCGGCTGATCAGAGAGGGCACCATGCCCAAACCGAAAAGGGCCAGTGGGCGCACCGTCTGGGATCGCCTTTCGCTGGACCGTGCCTTCGTCCGCCTGCCCGGTGGAGATGAGCCGGAAGAAGATGACTGGTTGACGGAGGTCTGATGTCGAAGAAATTCTCCAGGAAATACGTCGTCGAGGACAGGACGGACGGCGTGCTGCGGTTCTATTTTCGAAAGCGAGGCCAGCGAAAGGTTCGGCTCCCCGGCCTGCCGGGCAGTGACGAATTCAACGCCATGTACTACCGCGCCTTGAATGGCGAAATCGACTTCGGGCCAACCGGCCCGAAGATGTCGACCAAGGGCACGCTGCGCTGGCTCTGCGAACAGTATTTCCAGAGTGCCGAGTACAAGCGCCTGGACAAGAGCACGCGCCATGTCCGCAAGCTCGTGGTCGAACGCATGTGGGCGGAGCCGATCCGGCCCGACTCGACACGGATTTTCGAGGACATACCGCTGTCTGCAATCACTCCGCGGGCTGTGCGCACGCTGCGCGATCGGCGCGCGGACAAGCGCGAAGCCGCCAATAGCCGCATCAAGGCCCTGAGGGCCATCTTTGCATGGGCCTGCAAGCCGGACGTCGAGCTGATGAGCAGCAATCCAGCCCGGGACGTGCCGTATTTCCCGCAGGAAGGCGACGGCTTCCATTCCTGGACAGAGGAAGAGATCGCTCGCTTCGAGGAAACGCACCCGATCGGCACGAAGCCGAGGCTGGCCATGGCGCTGCTGCTCTACACCGGCCAGCGCCGCAGCGACATCATCCTGTTCGGTCGCCAGCATGTCTTCAACGGCTGCCTGCGCTTCACCCAGTTCAAGGGCAGGAAGAGGAAGCCGGTCACTTTGGAAATCCCGATCCATTCCCGGCTGCAGAAAGTGATCGATGCCTCGCCATGCGGCGAGATCACGTTTCTGGTCACCGAGTTCGGCAAGGGATTCACCGCGCCAGGTTTCGGCAACTGGTTCCGGGCTCAATGCGACAAGGCGGGCCTGAAACAGTGTTCGGCGCACGGCTTGCGCAAGGCAGCATCCGCACGCCTGGCCGAGAGGGGTGCGACAGAGAAACAGATCATGGCGATCACCGGCCACTCGACCTCCAAGGAAGTCACACGCTACACAAAAGCTGCAAGCCAGAAACGGCTGGCAGAGAGCGCAATGGTTCTGCTGGACGAAAGCACCGACGACTGA